CTAATATAATTAATTGTTTTAGTCTTTGTATTTTATCATTTATTCTAAACCATAAACCTGTTAATGATAATTTTACATCGCTATCAGTTCTTAAATCAGTTCCTACTGATATATTACCTGGTCCATAATTCTTTTGTTTCTTACAAAATAAAACGTATTGTTCAGCTATTATATTCTTAAACTCTTTACAAGTTTCTGGATATTCTTTTTCACAATATACAACTGCATCTTCTTCTTGCATAATAATTTCGTTCTGAACTTGATTAAATACTACTTTATGAGTTGGACTAGTTTCTTTTTCTCTGCCCGGTGTATCTTTTATTGTTTTCATTTTAATAACCCTTTTATTTCTTTATCTACTTTACCATATTTTTTTAGGATCGAAGTCAAATTATCCTTTCCTAATAATCCTATATATTCTTCTGCTTCAATCTTAGCAACTTGATAATGATTTGCAATTATTTTAACAAGATCTTTGTTATACTTATCTTGTTTCTTTCCTTTGATATATTTGTTAAACGATTTTTGTTTAGGCAAAAAATCAAAATATAATTGATAAACATGTTTTTTACTCAATGGACCGATTGTATATTGTTGAAACATATCAACTATTTCTATATAATCTGGATTCATCGATAACCATCTATTTATCAAATATGGAGAAAATGTTTTTTGAGATGCTTCATCTAAAGTATCCCATGGTGTTTTCTTCCATGTTATATTAGCTAAATGATCAAATATTGTAGCTGGCTTTTTTGCTTTCATATTACATCATTGGCATTTGCGGTTGAACTGGTTCATCTTTTGGAATATTTGTAACAACACATTCAGTAGTCAACATTGTTCCTGCTACTGATGCAGCTTTTTGTAAAGCAATCCTTGTTACTTTAACTGGATCGATAATTCCTACATCAACCATATCTTCTAATACTGTCTCTGTTCTTACATCATAACCAGATCTTGTACCATCACCTGTAGTTACTATCTTATTCCAAATAACCTCGGCATTAAGTCCAGCATTTTCTAGAATGGCTTCGAATGGAGCTTTACAAGCTTTAAGAATAATATCTCTTCCTAATATTTGATCTTCATTTTCGTATATATCATCTTCAAAATGTTGATATCCTCTTAATATAGTACCACCACCGGCAATTATACCTTCTTCAACAGCTGCTTTTGTTGCATTTAATGCATCATCTAATCTATCCTTTTTTTCTTTCATTTCAATTTCAGACCCAGCACCAATTCTAATAACTGCTACACCACCTGATAGTTTAGCTAATCTTTCCTGCAACTTTTCTTTTTCATAATCTGATTCACATGTTTTTATTTGTGATATAATATGTTCAATACGTTCTTGAACTAATTTAGATTCTCCATTGCCATTAACAATGGTTGTATCATCTTTTGATATTGTAATTTTTTCTGCAGCACCTAAATGTTCCATTGTTGCTTCTTCTAACGACAAACCAACTTTATCTGTAATTACCGTTGCTCCTATTAAAACAGCAATATCTTCTAACTGTTCAATTCTTTTTGCTCCAAATCCTGGAGCTTTTACTGTTGCAACTTTAAGAGTTCCTCTTACTTTATTAATTACTAATGTTGAAAGAGCTTCGCCATCAACATCTTCTGATATTATCAGCATCGGCCTATCTACTTGCATTGATTGCTCTAATAAAGGTAATACATCTTTCATTTGTGACATTTTCTTATCATATAATAAAACAAAAGGATTTTCTAATTCTGTAATCATTTTTTCATTATTGGTTACAAAATATGGTGATGAATATCCTCTATCAAAACGCATACCTTCTACTACATCTAATTCTGTCTCTGCTGTCTTTCCTTCTTCTACAGTAATTACACCATTCTGCCCAACTTTATCCATGGCTTCTGCTATCATTACTCCAATTGAAGAATCGTTATTAGCAGATATAGTTCCTACATTGGCAATTTCATCATTACCACTCACTGGTCTTGCTTCATCTTTAAGATATTCAACAACCTTATCAACTGTTTTATCTATACCTCTTTTCAATTCAATTGGATTAGCGCCATTTGCAATTTTCTTAAACCCTTCTTTAAGTATTGCATGTGCTAATACAGTCGCTGTTGTGGTTCCATCACCTGCTTCATCATTTGTTTTTGATGCTGCCTCTTTTACCATTTGTGCTCCTGCATTTTCAAAAGGATCTTCTAGTTCTATTTCTTTAGCTACAGTGACACCATCTTTTGTTACAGATGGACCACCGAACTGTTTTTCAATTACTACTGTTCTACCTTTTGGTCCTAATGTTGATTTAACCGCATTTGCTAGTTGTTCAACTCCATTTAATAACTCTACTCGAGCATCTTCTCCAAATACTAATTTTTTTGCCATAATTATTTCCCTTCGATTAATCTAAATTCTTCGTTAATAAATCCACATTCATCACATCTAAATGTCGGCACTGGAACTATTTGTTCTTTACCGGTTTGTGAAACTAATGCAGAAATTCTTTTAAATGCATGTACTTGTCTAAAAAACTGACAACCACAATTTTCGCATTTGATATCTTTCATATCACTAGCTTTAATATTAAGACCAGGATTATTACGTACTGGTCCTTTTTTATTATAATTTTTTGCCATATCTTATTACTTTAGTTCGTTTAACAATTTAACTATTGTAGACATAATATGTAATTCTTTATCTACAGCAAACGAATCTTGATATTGAGACTCTGCTAGAATTAATATTACACTTGCAATATGACCTTTTGCATAATCATCTATTTCATCAAAAAGAAATTTATGTAATGCTGAAAAGTCTTTTACTTTACTATCATTAATAAGTTGTCGAATATTTTTAAATGCATCTTTTTTATCATCATTTTTCAATATTTCAATCAACTTAGTCATATAATTTGCTTGGATAACACTTGTATCATCAATAGTCAATTTATTATCTATAACCTGCCTTTGACAGCTATTTAAAACCCTTCTAATATCAGGATAGCCGGCGTTTATAATTGTAGCAAGATCTTTATTATCATATGACACTTGTAGTTCATCTAGTATAGAAACTATCCTCTTGGCAACTTCTTTTTTATTAGGAGGAGTAATTCCAAATACCTGACATCTACTTTGAATTGGGTCAATAATTTTTTCTACATAATTACATGTTAAGATAAATCTTGTAGTTTTACTAAACGTTTCCATTAGATTCCTTAAAGCGGCTTGACCATTCGGAGTCATATAATCTGCTTCATCTAATATTACAATCTTCCATCTTTTGAATCCTACAGTACTTGCATAATTCTTAATCTTAGTTCTAACTGTTTCGATATTATTTTCGTCAGAAGCATTTATATACATAATATCTGCATCAACATTTCCTGCAATAATTTTTGCTAATGTTGTTTTTCCTGTACCTGCTTGTCCATAGAATAACAAATGCGGAACATCTCCTGATTTAATATAAATTTTAACTTTATCAATGATATGTTCATTACCTACATATCCATCTAATGTTCCGGGTCTAAACTTCTCTACCCATAATGTGTGTTCTTGATTTCCAAACATATTAATTACCTGTTGACCCAAATCCACCTTCGCCTCTATCAGTATCTGATAATTCAGTTACTTCTTCAAGTTCTATTTGTGGAATTGGCATTATTACTAATTGACCTACTCTATCTCCATTATCATATCTTTTCATTGATGCAAAGTAAGTATCTTTTTTAAATTTATATCTAAATACAATTTCACCTCTATATCCCGAATCTAAAACACCTACACCATTGGCTAATCTTAAATCTGTTTTTGATATAGATGATCTCGGAAATAACAATCCTACATATCCAATTGGAATTTCAACTGCAATACCAGTATGATATGCAATAAAATTATGATCTGGATCTACTGTATTATTAATTGCGACCATATCTAATCCAGCATCGCCTAGTTTAGCATATGTTGGAACTTCTGCGGTCTCTACTAATTTTTTAAATTTTACTTTCATTACGCAGTTTGTAATTGAACTAGATAATATGTTGATTCACCATTCTTTAATTTAAAACTAACTTTAGCTAAACCTGCTTCTGAAATACTTAGTTTACCTGTTTCAAAACCTTTATTAGCTTGAAGTATCTCTTTTAATAAGGAAGAAGAGAAACAAATAACACCCATATCTTTTGAATCATTACTAGCACTATGTCCAAATTTAATTCTATTTGTATTAATAGATGAATAGTTCATAATTATTTCAACTCTATTTGAATTACATTTAATACCAAAATTTTCTGATTCTGGTAATGCATTTTTTGCTTTGATAAATTTATTAATAAATGTATCATCTAAATCTATAGTTGCATTCCAATCTGGTGTATTCTTAAGATCTGGAACTTGTCTTATAACGGATAAATCTGCTAACATAAATGTCATATCAACATCATTGTCATTAACACTAACACTTACTGCAGTGCCTTCTACTTCATTTACCTCTACAGATAAATCTTCTCCTACTGCTGATAGCATTTTCACTAATTGTGGTGTTGCATAAACACCTAAGTCATTATGACCTAAATCTAAATTATCAGCCGAAACATGACCTATTACGTTTTGATCATCTGTAATAAACTCAGTTTCTAATTTTCCATCTTTTGCTACCCACTTTACTGAAGTAGTCGCGCCGGCTAGATGATATCTACCAACGTAATTTAATAAGTCGCTTTTTTTCATTTCGTTGCCTTTTGTTCAAAAAATTGATTAAATTTTTCTTGATTAATTGTTGATATACTTTGTCCTCCAAACTTTTGATAGTATTGTTTATACTTTTCATAAGTAGTGATCGCTGCATCTGGATCTTCGAACATTTCATATATACTTTTTAATACTGCAGCTAAATTATTCGGAACCACATATTGAGCAACATCTCTATGAGCTGCTACAAGTTTGTTTACCTCTTTAATTGTATTTTGAAATACATGTACATTATGCAATACCATTCTCGGTACTGCCTCTTTATTGTAGTTATCTAACATTCCCCATGTAAAATCAGCAGACGCCGGATCTCCTAAACTATCTGGTACTAACAAATCTGGCTGAAGGTCTGGAATCTTAGATTTTGATAATGGAATCATATTTCCATCTTCATCTTTATCTGGCTTTGGCATATATACATCTGTGAATGATAATTTCTTAAAATTATGTGAATGTAAATATGTTCCATATACTGGATATTGTCCTGGTGAACTCGAATCTGTTGTAACTACAATCCTATTACCATAATGTTTATTCAATAACTTTTGAATTGTCGATAAAATAAAGAAATCTGATATTTTAGAAATGCCTAATAAATGCAAATATTCATTTTGTACATTTTCAAATTCTCTATTCTTTAACATTAACGCTAATGCCCACATAAAATCAACTAATTTTTGTGGACCTCCTATTGCCCAACCACTAAATTCAAAATGCTTAAACTTATGATACCACCAATCATACTCACTTGGATTCGATCCTTGTAACATATTTAAAAACTTAGTTTTACCAGATTGATGTTTTTCAAACCATGCAAAATTATCATAACTAATATCTGCACATTCATA